CGATGCAAACACTAGAGTAAAAGCAAACGTAGATCATCTAACTACTATTCTTGCGTATGACGGAACTGGTGACACACCTAATGTTAAAGACGCAAGTGATGATAAGTCATCTTACACTACAGCGATTACTACTGGTAATACATATATTTCTAACAATAGCTAGAAGGCAGCTTGATGCCAAGAACAACTTTAAACCAAGTAGCAACCGATTTAGCAAAACATCAAGCTGTTTCTACAGAAAGATGGTTAGAAATATTAAATCGTGTTAAAAGAATAGAAGTGTTTATTGTTACAACATTAGTCACATTATTACTAACAATAGGCAGTATTTTAAAAGATCAACTTTTTTAAAGGAGATTAATATGTTTTGGACAATTTTAAATATAGTCGTTTGGATAATAGCTATTGCATCACTGCTTTCGGCAATATCCCCAATTACAAAAACAACAAAAGATGATGCTTTTGTTAAAAAAATTTTTGGTAAATTGCAATCAGTTATAGATATTTGCGCACTTAATGTGGGTAAAGTAAAAAAGCGTTTTAAAGAATAATGCAAAATGTCTTTACAAAAATTCATACTCAAACCCGGAATTAATAAAGAAGGAACTGACTATTCCAACAAAGGAGGTTGGTTCGATTCTAATTTAATTCGTTTTCGTAAAGGTCTTCCTGAAAAAATAGGAGGATGGGCGAAAAATACCACTAATTCTTTTCAATCAACTTGCAGAGCATTACACGCTTGGGTAGACCTAGAAATAACACGTTATTTAGGATTAGGAACAACATGGAAGTATTATGTAAAACAAGGTGGAACGTATAACGATATAACACCTGTAAGGAAAACATCTACCAATAGTATTACTTTTGCAGCTACTAATGGTTCTTCTACTATAACAGCTACTGATTCATCACACGGCGCAGTAACAAATGATTTTGTAACTATATCAGGTGCAGTATCGTTAGGCGGTGCGGTAACTGCTGCGGTTTTAAATCAAGAATATCAAATAGCAAGTGTTCCTAGTACTGATACATACACATTTGTAGCTAAAGATACGTCTGGCGATGAAGTTACAGCAAATAGCAGTGACTCAGGTAATGGAGGGTCTGGTGTTGATGGCTCTTATCAAATTAACGTAGGGTTAGACTCCTATGTAGCTTCTTCTGGTTGGGGTGCAGGTACTTGGGGTGCAGGCACATTTGGTTCAGTAAGTCCTATATCAGCTTCTAGTCAGTTAAGATTATGGTCACATGATAATTTTGGTGAAGATTTAGTTATTAATGTTAGAGCAGGTGGAGTGTTTTATTGGGACGAATCTTCTGGATTATCCTCAAGAGCCGTAGCGTTAAGTTCTTTAAGTGGAGCTAACCTTACTCCTACAAAAGCATTGTTTGTTCTTGTAAGTGATATAGATAGACATGTTATTTGTTTTGGAGCAGATCCTATTTCAGGAAGTTCTAGAACAGGAGCAGTAGACCCTATGTTTATCGCTTGGTCTGATCAAGAAAATGCAGCAGAATGGGAACCGAAATCAACTAATACAGCAGGATCTTTTAGATTATCAGCAGGAACAAGTATTATTGGAGCTTTAAGAGCAAGACAAGAAACATTAGTTTGGACAGATACCTCTCTGTATTCTATGTCTTTTGTAGGACAACCTTTTACATTTGGAGTAAACCTAGTTAATGAAAGTGTAGGGTTAGTAAGTCCTAATGCTGCAGTAAATTCACCAAAAGGTGTTTTTTGGATGGATAAAAAAGGTTTTTATACTTACACTGGAAACGTAAATGTTTTACCTTGTACTGTTCTAAATTATGTTTTAAATGATTTTAATGAAGGGCAAGCCTATCAAGTTTTCGGATTTTTAAATAAACAATTTGACGAAGTAGGTTGGTTTTATTGTTCTAGTGATTCTTCTGTTCCTAATAGATATGTAGTATATAACTATGAGGAAGGGTTTTGGTCCATAGGTGAATTAACTAGAACAGCTTGGGAAGACGAAGGTGTTTTTGATAACCCTTTAGCAACTAACACAACTTCTTATGTTGGATATTTATATAACCAAGAAACAGGTAACGATGATGATGGCTCTCCTATGGACAATGTTTTTATCGAATCAAGTGATTTTGATTTAAACGAAGGAGAAGAGTATCAACTCATTAGAAGAATAATTCCTGATGTTAAATTTACAGGAGATGGTGGAACAGGACAAACTATCAACTTTATTGTAAAAACAAGGAATTATCCCGGAGAAAGTTTAACTACATCAACAACAAATACCTGTACCTCTACTACTACTCGTATAGATACAAGAGTTAGAGCTAGACAAGCGGTGCTGAGAGTAGAGTCTGATGACGATGGATCAACTTCAAGTAGAACTGGAGTTGGATTTAGGTTAGGAGCTACTCGTATGGATTTAATTCCAAGCGGTAGACGTTAATGGCTAAAATCCTAGAAACCAAACTTCCTTTCGCTTCTGGAGAACTTTCTTCTGAAACTTTTAATCGTTTAGTTAGAGTATTAGAACTTAGTTTAGGTAAAGTTGATATTGACTCAACTAACTCTGTAAATGAAACTCAAAGAAACGAAAACAAATTTCAAGATGGAGATATTATTTGGAATTTATCTACAAGTCAAATACAACTTTGGAATGGAAAACAGTGGGTTGATATATACACAGGAACAGAAAAAGGAGTACAAGGTACTTCAGGGTTAGGTAAATTAACAGTTTCTACTAATGGAGCTATGGAGGTTCCGATTTTATGAATATAGATTTATTAAGAAAAGAGTTGACTTTAGATGAAGGATGTATAGACAAAATATATCTTGATCATCTTGGTTATCCTACATTTGGAATAGGACATTTAATAACAGAAGACGATCCAGAAAACGGATTACCTGTAAATTATTCTATATCTAAAGAAAGAATAGAAGAATGTTTTGGGAATGATATTGAAGGTATTTTAATTGACTTAGATAGAAATATGCCTTGGTGGACGGATTTATGTGAAGATCACCAAAGAGTCGTAGCAAATATGGCATTTAATTTAGGTATAACTAGGTTATTAAAATTTAAAAAGTTTTTAACTGCTTTAGAGGAACATAACTTTGAAACTGCAGCAGTTGAGATGATGGACAGTAAATGGGCAACTCAAGTTGGTCCAAGAGCAACTAGGTTAAGAGATAGAATACTAAGAGGAAATAACGATGGCGAAAAAGAAAGTTAAGAAAAAAAGTAAAGGAAGAAGCGTAAGAAAAATGTCTAAGGGCGGAGCTATGAGGAAAAAAATGAGACCTCGTAAGATGTCTAAGGGCGGAGCTGTAAGACGTACAAGTAGAAGAAATGGTGCACGCAGGAGAGGATAAGTGCCTTATTTAATAAGTAACATTCCACATTTTAAATGTTGGGTGCGGCGCGAATTTACTCACAATCACGAAAAGTATCACGATGAATATATTCACGCTTTGGCAATAGCAGTAAATACGATACCAGATAGATCATTAAGTTTTCAAGTTGTCTTTACAGGAGAGGAAGCTAATTGTGAAGACAATGATGAAGGTAATATACACGGAGGAGCAATGTGGGCTAGAATGCCAATACAAGCATTAGTTGCAGATATCCCCAGTGATGAATATCCTGAACCTATGGAAAACCATATAGCACAACCTTGGGATTGTGAATCTAGACATCATTCAGTAATAGTGATGGATAGAGTAAGTTCTAGCCCTTGGCTTTGCAAAATAGAAGGAAAGTTTTATACTGGTCGTTATATGTTTACAGTAGACTATACAGATAGTGACATTGCTGATGATTCAGCACAACATAAACAATCTCATGTATTATATATAACAGAGGATTGTAAATGGAAAGGTAATTTTGTAGCGTTACCTAATAATAGAGTAAGAGCGACAAGTCCTGCTCTTTGGGTAACGGGTGAAGGTGCTCCTGATTTTAGACCATCACAATGGACTCATTCAGCAGAAGGTCATCAAAGTTATCTTGATCCAAACGTGACATTTAATAATTTATATGAGGACTAATAATGGCTGTTAAAAAGAAAAAAAGTAGTAAGTTCCATACCACTAAAGACGGAAGACGAGTTAGAAAAGGACTTTATTACAACATAAATAAAAAGAAAAAAGCGGGTAAAAAGATGCGTAAAAAAGGTGCAAAAGGTGCTCCCACTACTGCGGCTTTCAGACGTTCCGCAAGGACAGCTAAACGTGGCTAAACGTAAAGAAAAATCTATACGAAGAACCACGGGTAAAGGCGGTAATTACCGTAAAACAAAATCTGGTGCGGGAATGACGAAGAAAGGTGTTAAAGCATATAGAAGAAAAAATCCCGGATCAAAACTTAAAACTGCTGTAACAGGTAAAGTTAAAAAAGGAAGTAAAGCAGCAAAGAGAAGAAAGTCTTATTGCGCTAGAAGCGCAGGACAAATGAAAAAGTTTCCTAAAGCTGCAAAGAATCCTAATTCAAGATTACGGCAAGCAAGAAAAAGGTGGAAGTGCTAATGTATGAATATAAATGTAAAGTAACCAGAGTTGTAGATGGTGATACAATAGATGCTTTAATAGATTTAGGTTTTGACATCAAATACAGTTCAAGAGTAAGGTTATATGGTATTGATACTCCAGAATCTAGAACAAGAGATAAAGATGAAAAAGTTAGGGGTAAAATGGCTTCTGCTTATT